CAGTCGCATCAACCTTCAGCTTGCTAGTCCGCACCGTCAGGTCGCCGGTGATGGTGGCGGAGGCGAGCGTGGCGGTGCCGGAACAACCAAGCACATTGTTGATGCTGATCTTCTTGGTAGTACCAGAAGCCGCCATTGTCGTGTCACTCACATCGACAATCGGAAGCACATCATTCGCGGGATCAGCCGCAGTCAGTGCCGTAAGTGCTGTGATCTTCGTGTCGGGCATATCAGTAAACGGTTAGAATGAACTTGCTTGAATCTTCGGTGAGGAGCAGATCAGTGCCCTGCTCGGTGGCAATTCGATCATAGGTTCCAAGACTGAGAACGATCTTGCTCGCGTCTTCCAACAGGACGAAGAAGTCGTCCTCCTGCAACAGGTCTCGGCGCAGGATCGGAGGATCAATCGGAATGACGTTTCCGCCACCCGACGACACCAACCGATTTCCTAGAGCCAGGGTGTTCACGGGGCATCAGGACTGGATCACGCCATTCGTGGCCCACACCACACCGCTCGAAAGCTGGAAGCTGGTGATCGGGGCTTGAATCGTGACGCCAGCCGGGATCGTCACGCTCGAAAAGGTGCCGACAATGTTCGTTCCAGAGATGCTGGAGATCACGGTCGGAGCCAGAAACGTCAGCGCAACGAACGGACCGGTGTAGCTGGCCGTGTCCTGCACGAGTCGGCCACCGGCAATGCCCATCGAGTATTCAATGGCTAGATTGGATTCAATGCTCATATATCCCAAATCTTCCGAATCTGATTCTTGGTGAAAGTGCTTTCGAAGCGCGAGCCCTGACGATCTTCCAACCGGCTGAACCCATTCTTCACATGGTCCTTCAGCTCGGCCTCGCGGGCAAAACCGGTGACCCCGAAGCGGGCCACCGGCTGTCTCTGCCAGCGTTCGCCTTTGATCTCAATGGAATCGGTGCCCATCGGAGCGATATGCTCGATGGTCCGGCCTTTGTTCTCGAAGGTGTAGATCGGCATCTTAGCTCTCCATCTCGCTGTCGTATTCCTCGGCCATCTTACGCATGCCTTCTTTGTCCATGGGGCCGGCCATCTCTTTCTTGTCCTCCTTGGACTCGTACTCGGCGGGCATGCCGTTGACGCTACGGATCTCGATGTAGGCTTCTCCGTTGTCGAGCTTCTTCAGTACACCGCGAACATCATCCAGAACAACCTCATCACCGACCTCGGGCATGGCCTGTTCGCCATCCTCCATGTCGGTGGAGAGAGCCTCGATAGGAATCGAAATCATGGGCGCATTGTTGTCAGCCTCTTCGCATCCGCAAGCGGAATGAGAAGGGGCACCACCGATTGCTCGATGATGCCCCTTTGGGCTGACGGCGATCACCATGATGGTGGCCGTCTTGGGTTTCATTACAGCGTGGTCGAGGTCTTCGTGCGATGCACCAGGTACCAGACCGGGTTGCCGGTGGAACCGGTGTTACCAGCGGCCAGACGCATGGCACCAAAGAAGAGCTTCACGCCGACCGTGACGAGCTGGTTCAGCGGGTCGCTCTTGTCCGGGGTGTCGGTGATCACGATCTTCGGGGAGAGCGGATCATCGCCGGTCAGATGGGGGATGCCATACGCCTCGTTGCCGAAGAAGAACGAGGCGATGATGTCCTTGGTAGCAGTAAGACCACCACCATTGGGGCTGGTAGTATTGATGAACTCGTCAGTATCAGTCGCGGAACCCTTGCTGACGAACGAGTTGGTCTGGGTGACGACACGGCAACCGTAGATGGAGCCGACCTCGCCCTTGTAGAACGGCTGGCCCTTGTTGCCGTAGTTGGAGGCGTTCAACCAGTCGCTGTCGCGCATCAGATCGCGGGCAACGCGGGGGTCGGTGGCGAGGACGTAGCTGCCATTGATCAGCGGAGCGCGATTGCGCTTCAGCCGGGTCATCGAATCGAGGACAGCCGAAGCCGTCATCGTGACGTTCGCAGCGGTGGTGTCAGTATTCAAACCAGAGAAGCTCTGGTTCGTCAGCGTGGCCGGGTTGCCGTACACCTTGATACCGTTGGAACCGGCAACGGTGTTACAGGCATCCGAGTTGTCGAACGCGGGGCCGGCCTGTTCTGGACCAGTACCAAGAACCGAAGTTCCAACGTGAAGCGACAGGTTGGAGCCGATCAGCGTGTTGCGGATCACCGAGTCAACCCAGAGGGCCATGTCCAGACCGCTGGTCTTGGTGGCCTGCTGGAGCGAGTTGAACAGGTCGGTGGCGCGGAGGATGTCCGTGAGGCCAATGACCTGACCGTACTGCGAGATGCCCTTTTCGAGCTTGTTCAGCGCAAGAGCGCGGTAATTGGCCGAAGCGATGGCCGTACCCTCGGTCAAAGACTGAACGCTGCCGATGCTCGGGGGTCCGAATCGGAACATGGCCAATTTCTGGCCCGCACCAGCATAACCCTGATTCTTGGGAATCGGGTTTTTCATGGCGAACTGATCGAGGATCGTCTCCTGCTGAACCAGAGTAAGCAGCTCCTTGCTGAAGTACGTCTGGAACTGGTTGGTGAGTGTAGTTGAGGTCGTGACTGGCATATTTCAGTTGTGGTTGTGCCTTAGGCTGCTTCCCGGTCGAACTCTCGTGACGCTCGCATGAGCGCCTCCCTCTGCTCCTTGAGGGACAGCCGAGAGAAATCTTTCTCCTCGGCCTTGAGTTGTCCTGCCGGAATGCTCTTCCCAATGGCGGTCTTCTGCTGGAGCTTTTCCAACTGTTCCTTGAGAGCTTTGTTCTCGCTCTCAAGCGACTGAGCTTTGCCAGCGGTATCTTGCAGCTTCATCAGTTCAACCGCATGGACAAGTCCATCCGGCATCCCCGCGAGGAACGGCACACGCTGGAGAATCTCAACAGTCCGCTTGTACTCGGCACTCGACTGATCCTTCAACCACGGCTCCTTGTCGGCCAATCGATTGTAGTTGTCAGCCCACTGCTTTGCCATGCGCTCCTGCTGGACCTTCTGCGCCTGCTGGGATGCAGCCTTGCGAACCCCCTCGGCCTTGGCTCGCGCTGCCTTGGCCAACTGGGTGTCACCATCAGCATCGAACTCCTTGGCCGCAGCCTCGTAGTCCTCCGCCGTGTAGCCCTTGTCATCCCTGAAGGAATTGGCTTCCACACTCTGGGATTGCTCCCGCTGCTTCTGCCATTCCTCCCGCTCCCGTTTCACCGCCTCGCGCTCAGCCTTGATGGCCTCCTTCTCGGCGTTGATCTGCTCCCAAGTCTTTGCCTTTCGCTGTTGCTCCTGGGCAAACTTGGAATCCCGCTTCTGCTCAGCGGGCGGCTTCTGCTCCTGCTTACTCTCGCTCTTGGCCGTGTTCTCAACCTCTTTCCCGGCGGACTCCACTTCTGTGGCTTCCTTCTCGGCTGGAGCAACCTCTTGTTTGGTTTCCGGCTGCTCCTTTGCCCGATTGTCGATGTCGACACCGGAGTCGAAGTCGTTGGCCAGCGCGAGCATCGCATTGGCATCCATCGCCCCGCTCTGATTCTCTTCTGACATATTGTGCTTTTACTCGTTTGCCGGTCCGCACAGACACAGCAACCGCAACTTGATCCTATTGGTTCGTGACAGAATCTGGATCAGTATCCTGTCCCGTAATTGATTCTTGGTCGGCCATCACTTCGATGACCTTCACAAGACTGGCCTGACCCATTGCAAACCCAGCCGAGTATTGCAAATGGTTTCGGTCCGTAATCGCAGAAGCGTTCTGCATCAGGACCGTGTTCAACAGGGCGTCCTTGAACTTCTTGCCGACGTCAGACCTGAGGAATGCGTTCAATGCCATCGCCTCCTCCTTGCCCCAAGGAAGCGGGTCCACCCACTTCTGATGACGACCAAAAGTCCATGCCGCACGGAGTCGGCCAATGAAGCTGATCATTTCGCGGCCTTCTTCCGACCAGCAGCCGCACGGCGCATGAACTCCGCAGCACCGAGCTTCTTGCGCCCGATCCATGCCGCCAGAGCCTTCGGATCATCCGCGCCCTCCTTCTTGAGCTGCGTGGCCAACTTGCTGAACTTCGTAGGTTTCTTCTTCATGTGGTTATGTGGTCACCATGCCTTGCACGACCAGTGCCTCGGCGTGGTCTTGTCCGTCGCCGTGTCGCAGTTGTGCCGCGCACGAAAGTTCTTCCGCCGACCCGGATCATCCTTCTTGATCTCCATCTTCGGATCACCGAACCGGACCTTGATCACAGTCCCCTTCGGATTGCGGACATACACAGCCTTCTTCTTCGCCTCGCCGGGCGTGTAGAACGGCTTGTTCAACGTCACCTTCTTGCCCTGATACTCAGCCATATCTCATTCTCCAAATAGCGGAGATTCCTGTATCTCCTTCAACGTCCCATTGCTCCTGGCCTTCTGGAACCGCACCTTCGGCGGAACCCCCTCCTCAAGCTGCTGCATCACAGAAACTGAGGTGGTCACCACAGGCTCGGGCATCTTGAGATGAACGACCGGCGGCGGAGGCGG